GCCTTTCGTTATCAGATCAATCATTTCTTCATCGCCATGACGCGCTGGATGGATTCTGCATTCTTCGCCAGAGATCCGATTTCCGCCAGTGCCTTTCTGGTATCAGCATCAAGCTCCGGTTTGTTCGCTTCTCTTACAGGGCGATCATACTCGCGCGTGATGCGGATGTACAAAATGTTCAGCTCGTTCAGATCCATTTCGTCCGGATCGGTGGTGCCAAGCGCTTTTGCGACGTTTTCCTCTCCAAGCACATCCGCCACGAATCCATACAGGGCATCTACGCGATCATCCACCGGACTTTCCGGGTTCGCGATCTTCTCATTCACTTCATCGATCTTTTTCTTCATCCCACGGGTAAAGACCGGGAGAATGTATGTTGCTCCATTGTGTTTTACTGCATACTGCATAATCTACCTCCTTAAGCTGTTTTTGCTGATTTTGCTGTTGATTCCGCTGCCTGCGTTTCAGCAGTTTTCTCAGCGAAAGAAATAGCATCGCCGGATTTTGTTGCGGTTCCCTTTGCCACTTCTCCGCCGAACAGTACCTGGAAGTCCAGCTTGCTGTCTACGGCGTTGAGATCCTGCACGGAAAGCACGGCATCCGTCTTCCATGCCAAATAGCCGCCACCTTCCGCCGGTTCCTGCATGAACACCACCATACATTCCACGTGCGCATCTGATCCGGTGCGCATCTCGTAGAAATACGGCCAGATCATCTCATAATCTTTCTCACCCTTGTACATCGTGAGATCTTCGTCAATGCTCGGCTTGTACCGCTTTAACTCCGTTGTCGGAACCTCGTCCGCGATATAATCATAATCTTCCGTCTCCGGGTTCATGGCCAGCGTAAGCTGTGTCGCTTTCTTGACCCGCACCCAGTCCGGCTTCTCGGATGTTCCGCCATTCAGAAACAGCCCGATCAAATGCTTTCTTACCATTCGTCTTCTACCTCTCTTTCCCTTGTATACGTTATCTTAAGTGTTACCTGGTACAGCACTGTGTTGTTTTCTTTTGCTTCAAACATATACGGCGTGCCAGCCAGTTCGATGTCTTCACAGGTACGGTGGTTATCCAGCTTCGGCAGTTTCTTTGTGTACTGGCAATCGTCCACCCAGTACGCAAAATTTTCCAACCACTCGTCATTGTCCTCCCTGTCACAGTTTTCCTGCCCATCTCTCACCACGAACAGCTGATACCACTCTGTGATCTGATAAGATGATTCCAGAAAATCGGTTCGCTCTCTGGTCGGAGACTTAAATATACCAAGACTATCCGTACCCTCGCCGACCTGGTCTGTATCTACCCTTACAGCACGCATATCGTAGCCCTTAAGCCACTCCGTAATTGCTTTACTTACTGTCATACTATTTCGCTCCTGTCATGCGCTTTACGCCGCGCAGAATAGCATCTTTCCCGCCGTCCTGCTTCATGCGTTCAAACCAATAGGTGCCACGTTTTGGTGCCCCCTGGAACTGAGCGTCACGGTAATACCAACACCTTGCATAAGGTGTATCATAAATTACCTCGCCGCTCCCGATCCTGGTGTTTCGTTCACCACTTCGGTTCAATTCCCCCGTATCAAACGGGATATAATCCGCGCAAAAATCCAGCACAGCATTATCAACATACCGCTGAACCCTTCCCCCACTGTCAATACCGCGTCGCCGCATGATTTCCGCTTTGTCCATATGCATCGATTTCAGCGTAAAGGTAAATGGCTCTCCCATTACTTACACACCACCTTTATATGTTTCAGACGGGGCTTGTTCCGGTTGTCGGACACCTCTGCAACTGTCACACAGTCATAATCTGCTCGGAGATGCTTGATCCGGTACTCATCCGTGATCTCGGCAGCAACCTCGCCCCGCACAATTACGTCCAGATTTCCGGCATCATCCAGCGTCCAGTAACCCTCTGTATCAGGCAGTTTTCGGAATTCATGCTTCGGAAGGTATTTTCTCTCGCACACCGCCGATTCCGGGATCGTGATATTCACCGTCGCCGTGAGATTCACTTTTCCATCCGCAGTCACGGTTTTTACCGTCTTTCCGGTTACCATCACACCTTTAACCACTGTTCGCTGATACCGGTCATCCGGCAGATGGTTGTAAACCGTGACGGTATCCGTAAATATCCCCATCATAAGCACCCCATCAGCCCGGTACCGGAAAGCCACTGGAAACATACGCTGCGGAGTTCCGCGTCTGCCTGCTCCTTTGTCACGTTCGAGTAACTTTCGGAATACCCATCATTGCTGACCGACGCCACGCCAGATCCGGCGCCCACGCTGTTCTGATCCGCCATAGCATTGATTAAGTTCGCAACCGCCACTTTCACCTGCTCAAGCTTGTAGCCCGTGGCTGTCTGTGCGCGGAAATGTGTTAAAACATCCACCTTTGCTTCTGCTCCGGCGAGTGCCGCATCGAATTCTTCCTCTGTCAGCTTCGGAAAATGGGAGCTGTAATACTCCCAATCAATATAATGATCCAATTACAACTCCCACCTTTCCTATTTCTCTGTCTTAAAGGCTTCGTTCTCCGCCTTAAGCTGCTCATTCTCTGCCTTTAAGGCTTCGTTCTCCGCCTTAAGCTCTTTCAATTCCTTTTTCAGCTTTGTGTCTGCCTTTTTATCAGCAGGCTTCTCCGCTCCTACTCCTACCAATCTCATGCGCTCACCTCCTACGCCTTGCTGTTGAGGTAGATACCGGCGCGCTTGTTTGCGTAGGCTTCTACCAGACCATACTTGCGGTACTTGATAATGTCCGCATCTGCATCCGGGTTCGCTTCCGCCGGAATAATATTGCTTGCAATATGCTTATCGAACTTGATGACTGCAGGCTTATGGATAATCATGAAGTTGATATCTGCCGCAGATGTCGCCTTTTTGTAGTGTCCCAGTTC